TTTTATAACATTATTGAAATTGATACTATATTTTGTTATAGCATTTGTGACTGGTACAAATCGTTTTTGTAATTGAATATCAACGTCTGCAGAAATAAAACTTGGATCACTTGCAACAATTTTATTAATTAGTTTAGATGAATAGAATTTATTTTGGAATATTCCTAAATTGTCTTCTTCAAATTGAATAAGAGCATTTTGAATTTTAGTATTCAATGCTGCAGCACTTAGTGAAGTCAAATCTGGATCATATCGAACCTTAATAGTTGGAACGATGTAAAGATAGGTTGCATCAACGAATTCAACATCAATTGAAAGTACATTCCGAGTTCTTAACTGTGACTTGATAAGTTCTTTTCGTTGAGTAGAAATAATTGCACCACTGCGAGGCTTTGCACATACAAAGACTTTACCATATACAGGTGGATTATTTTCTTCCCCTCCCCATACACTTAAAGATTGTAAATCACCATTTTCACTTAAAATAGTATTTTTATAATCATTAACAGTTACAAGTCTATCTTGTGCTTGGAACTTGTAAGGTGCATTATATCTGATTGATGTAATTGATTCTTGATTAGCACCACCTTGAGCACTAGAATTAGTTGTAACTGTAAAAGTTGAATAACCAGCAATTGTGGAAGGAGCAGAAAATGTATTTGCTCCATTTACATCAGAACCATTAGTTACTCTATAATCAATAATGACAATATTTCCATCGCGTGGTTTTTTACCAAATACATTATCACCAAAATAGACTTCATAAAGACTATCATTTGTTTCTTGGAGAAAGAATATTTTTGAAATGCTATTTACAGCTGAAAGATCAGATGCTTTCAAATAAGTATTAATGGTAGTATTTGAAGAAGATTCTTGTACACGAACCACAACTGAATCTGTATCAGCATTATTATTTGGAATAATATATTTTGAAGGATTAGAAGTGCTAACATTATAACGGAACTGTACAGGATTTCCTTCTGAGATTGTAATATTGCCGGCAAATGTTCCATTATCCATTGGTGTCAATGAATATGATTGAGGAGTCACAAATGTATATGTAATTCCATCAATAGAAGTTGTGAATTTAGTATTAGCTGAAACAGTAACATTCAAAGGACTATCATTAGGAGTTACAATAACATTTAAATTTGCCGTCGCACCTCTAGCAGATCTCGGTGTATATCCTAACATCTTTGCACGCGATACAACAGATTCTCGTAATTGTGCAGTATCGAGAAACATTTCATTGCCGACCATATGAAGATAAAAAGCATTATAATAAGTATTATATGCTAATAAATCAAGAATGATTGCCATTGTAGAACTATCGAAGTCATAATCTGTAAATTGATTTTGATTTGATAAGAATGATTTCAGATTTGATTTTATTGTATCGAAATTGATATCTGTAATTCTCAATACGTTATTTGCTGCCATTATCGAATTCTTTCTACTGTAAATGATAGTTGAACGGAATCAACATTATTAGATGGTCGAAATACTACCGTTATATCCAATGTATTATTATCATCTTTTTGAATAACTCTAACATCTTCTAAAATAGCACGTTTCTCATAGATACGAATAGCATTCTGTATTTGATCTTTTACTTCAATAGACAATACAGGTGACATATTTTCAAATAATAATGCAAGTATATTTCCACCAAAATTAGGTTTGTAAGGTCTTTCATATTTATTAGTCAATAAAAGATTACGAACAGCCCTACTAATAGCTTTCTCATTTACTATAGGATTGATCCTCTTAGTAACAGGATGTGGTAAAAAATTCAATGGTATATCTTTGTAAATTACTTCATTAGTTGAAGGATTTACCGCACCTGAACGATATGCTACTGCCATTTATCTCTCTTTTTTTACTTATTTATTATGAATCATTTGCTGTACTTGATTCCTTACCAGCAACTCCTGGAGGATCAGTGTGTGTATGTGTAATTAATCCAATATTTTGTGAACCATTATTACAGATGATATTGCTTTTACTTCCACTCCAAGTTGCTAATCCTTTCTTTGTCACATTCTGTGTATAATTACCTTTGATTGTCTCTATCTTATTCCCATCAACCTCTACATTCCAATCACCTTTTATTCGAGTTGATACATCACCATCAATAGTCAAATGGCATGTACCTTTTACATAAACATATTTGTCTTTGATAGTAACTTCATATTTATTTCCTACAATTCGTGTAACTTTATTTCCATCTTTGTCTATTTCATAAAACGTGCCCGCTTTATGAAATTCATGAATTCGTTCATTTCCATTAGTATTATCATATTCTTTTATATGACCAGCCTCTGTTTCTTTTACATGATTATATGGGTATTGTGCATTATAAGCACTAACTGGCTCATTCCAAGTATTCGATGAACCAGCTATAGATACATTTAATGATCTAGCATTATTTTTCAAATCAATAAAAACATCTGCTTTCTCATTACGGGCTAAATAGTTTACATCTGGTTGATTTGTGAATTTTGGATACACTTCATTGGGATCATTGAATCCTTTATTCTTGTCTGCATAACTAGTAGGAATTCCAGGCAATGTACCCATGATCAATAGTTGCTGTGCTTTATCACCATCTAGAAATATTCCAACAACCCATGTTCCTTCAACAATGTACGAAGTTTCTCCAATACCACTATTCGATGTTGAAGTCGTAGGCGTCATTACCATTGCCCAGGGCAAATCACGTGTCGGTAATATTTTTTTATCATTTGTATGCATATGAAATATACGGACTTGGACTCTATTAAGTTTTAGTGGATCAATTCTATTTTCTACAACGCCGATGAAATAGTTCATATTGTATCCCTTGATTTTATTTTAGTTTCAAAGCCTGTTTTGACACACTTTAGAATGGTGTAGTATTGACTATTTAAGTAAACATGTTTTACGTGAGTAATTAGACATTTTGGTTCAGATTTGCCTAAGAATGAGCTATGTGACTGAAGACTATCTTTGGTTACAGAAGCTTCTGGAATGAATACATTAATAGTATCACCAGCAACTAATGATGTATTTCCAGGAATTGAAATATTCAATGAAATAGTATTTACTAATTGTGCTGCTTTAGACTTTCTAGCAGATAAAAATTCATGACGTTTAGTTGGCCATAATAATGGTCCATCTGTTTTATCTTTTATTATTGATATTCTAACATTATTAATATATTCAGATAAGTTTCGACTATCAATATCATTTGATATAATCAGTGATCTATTAGGCGAATTTGGCTGCAATACAGAAAATAACCCGTTTTTAGTAATTAATTTGTTCTTTCCTAATGAACTGTTCAATTTAGAAAAATCATTATTATATTGAAATCTCTTTTCTTTATAAGTTTTTGTTATTAAATCTAAGTAACTTATTTCACTATCATATAATCCCATATCAATATTATTACTTACATCTATTGTATTGTTGAAAGTAAAACTATTAATAGCCTGATAGTTTTTTATTTTTCCCTTATCTAATATATCAGAACCTGGTATAACACCATAATAAAAAGAATCAACAATACCATGTTCAGATAAAGAACTAACTGATCTGAAATTAAATGCCTTTGAAGTCTCATAAAATAAAAAATCACTTTCAATATAACGTGCTGATTTAGAATAAAAAATTATAAAATCAATAAAGTCAAATATATATTTTTTATTTGGGGTTACTGAAAGAAACTCTGTTTCACCTTCTACAGATATTGATTTTTTTGAATTACTAAATTGTGTACCATTTCCTAAAACAATACTTCGTCTGAAATCGTAAAATGCTAATGAAATAATATCACTGGCAGTTCTACCATGAAAAGCTTCTTGGACAACATAGAATTTGGACGCAACTTCTTCAATACTAATTCCATGTAATGTAAAAGTTTCATTCAATTCACTTTTTGATTTTCTATTATTTACCGAATCAATATAAAATAAATGTTTCTGAACACGCTTTTCTCCTGGTGTTTTAAAATGTAATACTAAAAATTCTTCCCCTACAATAGGAAATTTTTCAATCAATCCAACCGAACTATCAATCATTAGATCAATACTCATTGTCTTATTGAAAATGCTTTCAGTCAATTCAAATCCAGACATAATATTAGAAATTTCTAATACTGATCCTTCGAAATTTACAATATAACATTGTTGAATATCAATACTATTTGATTTGTAATTACTCATCTATTTCAAGAACACTTTCTATTGCATTGATAATAC